GAATGACTTAACATAAGCACCTTTTACAATCCACTCACCTACGATATCACCAACTGGACCTAAGATGTCTAAAGTCAAATCTTTCTTGTAGAAGTCAGAATAACCGTCACGGCCTGTTACTGATTCATGTGATAAACGTACCCATTCCATCACTGCTTGAGCACCAGATGGAGTAACTGGATCGTATAATTCTAGTGTCATATCCTGCCACTCAGCTTTTCCTTTTAACTTACGGTAAACGTTGATATGATCAAGTTTGATTTCTGTAAAGTTAACTGAAGGAGCTGATGCTTTCTTAATTAAGTATGATGGAATACCATCTATATACATGATAAAGCGGTTTTGAACTTTTGGTTCATACGCTGTAAACATTATTTCGTTTGGGTTTAATACTGCCATGTCTTGTTGTGTTTAATATAAATATATTAACTATTTATTTGTTTATTATACTCCGAATTGACCACCTTTTACTCCTGGTTTTTGTCCTGGTTGGTTACCACCAAATTTTTGGTCTATACGGCCAGAAATACCTTGAGCTTTCTTATAGCTTTCTGGGTGTTTCTTTGCCCACCACTTATGTAGTTGGTTGATAATTACTGGAGTAACTCCGATTGCTGCTAATCCACCTAAAATAGATCCAACTGAAGCTGCGCTATCTCCTTGACCAATTTGAGTAGATAAGAAGTTTTGTAATTGAGTTAAGATTTCGTTTTCATTCAATTGACTTTCATCCATTTTTTCTTCAGATGCTTCTTCTAAGCTTTCTTCAACTTTTTGCTTCTTGCCTTTTTTACCTTTAAGCATAGCAATTTTGTCATCAACTTTAGCTTTTAGTTCTTCTAATTGCTTAAGTTGTTTTTCTTTCTTAGCTTCTGCAACTGCATTTTGTGCTTCTTCAACAGCTTTTTTAGCTTTTTCTTCTAATGACTCAGCTAACTGAGTAGGAACTTTGATTCTTATTTTCATTTATTAAGTTTTTTTACTGATTAAGCTGGGAATGATGCACCAGTTGGAGTGATGTTGAAGTCGATTAATATGAATTCAGCAGTCTTAGTTGGTTGTAAATAAACTTGACCTACTAATTGATTTCTATCAACTACATCAGCCGTGTTATTTGTATCATCCATTACTACTTTGAATGCGTATAAACCTTGTCTTTGTTGTACTGTAGTTAAGTAAGGATTTACTTGATTCAAGAATCTATTTCTTGTTACAGCTGTATTTTGTTCAAATACTAATTGACGAGAAATACCACCAATGTAGCGTTTTAAGTCAATCAACAAACGACGAACATTTACTCTATCTAAAGCAGTTGCTTGTGTTTGTAATGTTTTCTGACCATAAGCAACAACACCAGTACCTGGGAAGGTAGCTAATGGGTTAACTTTGTTTGAATACAATGTATCTCTATCAGTTGGAGACAATCTTCTTTCAGCTTGTACTACACCTGGTAATCCACCTCTGTTGATACCTGCTGGAGCAAACCATGCAGCTGATACTTGATCAGTAAATGCATAAACAGCTGGCATTACAACTGAAGCTGGTACCCAAAGTAATTTACCTGTTTCAGGTCCTACTACTTGTAACCAAGGCCAATATGTTGCAGCGTAGCTTGAATTTTGAGCAGCCGCTTGTGTAGTTACAGTAGCTAAGTTTTGACCGTAAGATACTGAATCTATAATATAAATTGCATCACCTCTATCTTGTACATTAGACAATAAAGTTGTGATTGCTGAAGTACCATTTTGTAAAGTCAAACCTGGAGTAGATAAGATATTGAAATCGTAGTTATCTTGGTTTGATAACAAGTTAGCAGCGATTGTGTAATCACCTACTAATACACCTTGAATGTTGTTAGCATTTGTAGTACCTGCTACTGTTTTAATACCATCAAACATATTCAATGCAGCTGAACCTGTACATCCAAATAATGGACCAGTAGCGTTATTGAATGAACCACTTCCTACCGCTGGTAATGATGCTGTGTAAGCACTATTAGCACTACCATCGTTGTTGAAATAGCTTGGAGTTGGTCTATCTACAGATTTAACACGTATGTAACGTGATTTATTTGTGTAAGAACCACTTGTTTGGATGTAGTAGTTACCACCATCACTTACTGGAGTGAATGCTTGGTTACCAATTACAGCCTCAATATAGTTGTTAGCATTAGGATCTAATGATAAGTTAGACCATGTTTCTAAAATAGTTTTTGTATTTGAATTATCATCTCCTCTACGGATCAATAATGTAAATGCACCACTACCTGAGCTTGAGTTAGCGATTTCCCAACGAATGTTTTCTGAAGTACCATTTACTAATGAACCAGTACCGATTTCAGCACCTGCGTTGTTCATAAGAGCACCAACAGATAATGTTTCAAGTTGGAATGATGCTGTAGCGTTACCGTAATTTGAAACTACGTTAGATGAAGCAGCGGTATAAGAACCAGATGCTACTCTAGCTACTAATACGCTTTCACCTCCTTGTTGGAAGTAGTTATTTACAGTGATTGAAGTCAAGTATTCGTAGTTAGCACCACCTGATACAAACATTCCACCAAACTTATTTACGTAGTCTGAATATGAAGTTACAACAGTTGGGATGTTAACTGGTCCTTTTACGGTTGGACCTACAACAGCTAAACCAGTTGATACAGTACCAGTAGTTACTAGAGACTGATCGTTTTCGCGTGTTAATACACCAGGAGAGATTAATGTTTCTGCCATGTTAAGTATGTTATTTTCTTATAATAAATATGTTAATTTATTCGTAAACCGCTAATTGACAGAACTGATTTCGCCTGTTTCCATGTTTATATTCACATTGCCATATTTGGTTGTGATTCTATCAACAAATTCTTTTTCTTGTTTGCGCAACGCATCAATTTGTTGCTTAACTGCATTTTCATCTTCATCAAGTCTAATACGTGAATAGTATAATTGACCTAATTGAAAAATAAACGCATCTTGGTCTTGAGTTAGTTTTTTTAAATCCTGTAATTCTTGTTGTTCTAATTGAGGCATAACGTGTTATTTTATATAAATATATATTAAAGTGTATTAAATTACAGTTTCAATCTTAGGTACGTCCTTACGTTCAGCGTGTACTACAAAGTGACAATTAATTTCATAAGCAGCACCTGCCAAATGTACGACATTATCTTCAATTCTCAAAATAGATGGTTGCTTGTATGGATGTACAGGTGTTAATTGTACAGTAATTGTATCTTCATCAACTAACCACTTCCATTCTTCTGGTAATTTAATTGCATGTTTATGTTTTAGTTTACCTCTATAGAATACACTATGTTCAGGTCCTTCTAAAACACCATATTGTAATTTCTTACCTGGTTTGCCTTGGTGATCAATTAAGAATGATTTTGTAATAGCACCCATTGATCCACTTACATAAAAATCAAATCCACTTGAGTTGCTTGATCTAACAGAAACTTGTCCACTAGCTGAAACAAATAAAGCACTAGAGCTTTTATCAGATCCAACATTAAGTAAACCCGCAACTAAAGTACTATCGCCATAGATACTAAATTTAGCTACAGCAACAGATGTACCAACAGATACATTACCACCGATATCAGCTTCAAGTACAGGAGACAAAGCAATAGAACCAGATAATATTCTAAATGGCTTAATACTATTATTCTTGTCTTGAGTGTTTAATAACACTAATACTTTTTCAGCACCAGTAGTTGAACCTGTACCAAATGATACCGAACCAGAAAACGCTATCTTAGAATCACTATTGTGAGATAACGGATTAATGATACGGAGTACATGGTCAGATTTTACTTCGGCACCCGCGAATATACCAGTTTGGTCAATAAATGAAGCCATTTATATTATTAGTTTAAATCAATTGGTCCATCACCAATGATATTAATGATAGTAAAGTTTTTATGAGCCGCTAGTATTTCCATGATGATGTTATCATCTGTACCCCATCCATTTAAGGATTCACCAGGTACATCGAATTGAAATCCTTCACCAAGTCTAGCTCCGCTCGCGTCAGATAACCAACAAAATAATGAACAGTTCTTTGATACTAAATCATAGTATCGAACATGAGCAGACAATTGTATTGCTGTTCTGTCTATTACTTGTACTGGTTCTATACGTGCTGTTAATGCCATGTTATTGTTAGTTTATATTGTATTAGTATCCTACTCCGCAAATATTTTTAAAACGTGAGAATTGTTGTGATAATGCTTGAACATCTAATGTTACTGTTTGGGTACCATTTTGATTATATAATTCTGTACATCCTACTATTCCACCAGCTGGAGTTTGTCCTCCAAATGCTATAGCTGCAACTTGTGAACCAGCAGCTCCATGTCGACGAGAATTATTAATAGTAGGATTAACAACTGACCAAGCTGTACCATTAAATTCTTCTGTACATGTTACTTCTCCAGCTCCTGAACATCCAGCCATAGCTAAAGTAGCATTTTGTGTACCTACTAATCCTATACTATGTCTACCAGTATTTAAAGCTCCTGAATTTTGCCAAGTAACACCATTGAATTTTTCTGTACAAGTTGAAAATTGTGTTGCTGGGGCAACAAGAAATCCACTTGCTGCTATAGCGGAATTAGCTGTTCCTGTTCCTGCTGTTCGAGATCTAGCAGTTATTAATGCTGTTGTGGTGGCCCAAGTTGAGCCATTAAATAATTCAACACAAGCAGTACTATTAGGTACTGTATATCCACCAATTGCTAAAGCGGCATTTTGTGTACCTGCTCCACCAGGTGTTACAGATTTAGCTGAAATTAAAGCTCCAGTAGTAGACCAAGATACTCCATTATATTTTTCAGTACAAGTTACTTGAGCTGGAAGTGTACTACCACCAAAAGCTAAAGCAGAGTTTTGATTACCTGCACCTGCAAATTCAAATCTAGCAGTGATCATAGCGCCACCTGCTGCCCATAAGTATCCATTATAAGCTTCAGTACATGTTCTAACTCCAGGAGCTGCATATCCACCAGCCGCTAAAGCTGCTGTTTGTGTACCCGCACTTCCCATACCTACTCTACCAGTTATCATACCAGCACCCGCACTCCACACTCCAGTGCCACCCCTAATTACAAAGTTAAATTCGTTTGTTGTTGGGTTGTAGAATATTTCACCTGGTTGAGTTTGGTCTCTACCTGATAATTTATCACCTATTTGTATTGTTGCGTTTACAGCTGTTGTTAAGCTAGTATCCTGAATATTATATAATTCGGTACAAGATAAGTTTGGAGAAGAACCTCCAAAAGCCACAGCTTTTGATTGAGCGCCTGTTGAAGCACTATTTGAAGTTATGTTTATAGTACTACCACCAGCAGCCCAAGCTGTACCATTAAATTCTTCAGTACACTTTCTAGCACTTGGTGGAGCGTAACCACCAACAGCTAAAGCAGAGTTTTGAGTACCAGCAGCTGAAGAATAGACTCTACGGCCAGCAATTAAGTTAGCTCCGGTTACCCATGTTGTACCATTATATAATTCACTAATAGGATTAGTTAAAGTTCCTGTATTTTCTGTAAACCCACCATAAATAATAGTAGCATTTGTTGTACCAGCTGCTCCTAAATCACGTCTATCATAAGTGAAAGCTGCTTGTGAAGCCCAAGTTGAACCATTATATGTTTCAGTACATCTAGTATTCACATTTGAATAACCACCAACAAATATAGCCGCGTTTTGAGTAGCTCCTGTTCCTGCTCCTTGACGTCTAGCTGTGATTAAAGCTCCACCTGATGACCAAGTTGAGCCACCAAATTCTTCAGTACATGCTGAGTTAACAGTACCTGGAGTAGCGCCACCAAATGCTAAAGCATCATTTTGAGTACCTGCACCTCCTAAAGCAGCTCTAGCTGTAATAAGAGCACCAGTAGATGACCAAGCTGAACCATTAAATTTTTCTACACATGATAATGTAAGACCAGGAGATGCTCCACCTATTGCTAATCCAGCGTTTTGAGTACCAGCTCCTGCTAAACTATATCGACCTGTACCTAAAGCACCACTTGTACTCCAAGCACCAATTTGATATCTACAAACAGTAGATCTATAAACTCCAGTTCCTTGATCAAACCATGTTTGACCAACTTGAGTTGGAGAAACAATTTGAGCTGTATTATTAATAGGAGCTAAAGTACATGATACTAAGTTTGGTGTGTTGTATGCTTCTGTACATGTTACAGCGGCTGGGTTGGCTCCATTAAAAGATAAAGCTCGAGATGTACCACCTGTTCCTCCATTGCCTCCAACTGTGTTAATTAAAGCATTACCTACAGACCAAGTTAAACCATTATATTCTTCTGTACAAGACACATAAACAGGTACAGTATCACCTCCAAAAGCTAAAGCGGCGTTTTGAGTACCATCTGCTCCAAATGTTCTTCTAGTAACATTCATGTTCGCTTTAAGTGTCCAACCTATACCATCAAATGCTTCTGTGCTACATAAGTTTGTTGGTGTATAACCACCATATGATAAAGCTGCGTTTTGAGTACCAGCAGCTCCTGCTCTCATTCTAGCGTTTATTATTCCTCCTGCTGCTGACCAAGTAGAACCATTATAGAATTCTACACATGTTGATGTTGGTAAACCACCAGATATACTAATAGCAGCATTTTGAGTACCATTACCTGAGTTTCTAGCTTGAGCATTTATTTTAGCTGTTACAGCTGCCCAAACAGATCCATTAAAGGCTTCTGTACAAGCTACAGCTCCAGGATTAGCACCACTAAAAGCTAAAGCCGCATTTGTAGTTCCAGCTCTACCAGGTCCTGTTCTAGCTGTGATCATAGGACCAGTAGCTGACCAAGTTGACCCATTATATAATTCTGTGCAAGCATTTGGACCATTACCTGCAAAAGCAACAGTTGCATATTGAGTACCAGCGCCTGTTCTAAAAGCTACAGCGTTAATCATAGCACCACCTGCACTCCAAACGCCATTACCTGTACCTAAACCAGATACAACCATTGCGTTATTAGCAGCATCAAAATAAATGTTACCTGCTGATGATGAAACTGGGGCGCTCTGTAATGGAGTTAAATTAAGGCTACCTGATACGCTAATCGAGCCTGTTATGGAAGGTGAATAAACAATCATGTGTTATTATGTATTTTTCTAAGTATAAATATTTTACTTAGTGGGAATAAACGT